GCATTAGCAGCGACTGTAGCAGTTGTTGTAAGACCAGCATCAGTATATACGTTACCATTAACTAGACGTACATTACCGTATGTGTATCCATTACCAATTGCCTCCATTTCTACGGTGTTAATAACACCACCAGCAGTTGTTGTGATTTTAACTTTAGCACCTGCTCCATCACCATCAACACCAACATAAAGTGTTGCGGAAGTTGGAAGGTTAGCACCACCATCAGTTGTTACAGCAACATGAACTGCTCCATCAACAGCAGCAGTACCAGTATATGCACCAATAGGTAAGAAATTAGTAGATAAGAAGGAAATAACCTCAGCAGTACTTAAAGTGTACATATACTTCCATATGTAACCTGCTGTTCCAGCAGCTTCTGTAAAAATACCATTTGCATAGGTTCCATCAGCAGCCTGTGGACTTGTAGAAGGCATCTTCTGAGCATTCTGTCCAGTTGCATTAGCAGGAGTCTGACCATTATACAAACACTTAAACACCTCATAGTTACTATTCATTGTATAGAACATAGATGTTGAAAGACTAGTCTTACTCAATGCTGTTGAAGTACCAGTAACTCCACCTGCACTTATAGAATAAGTTGGGCGGTACATATCGTACTTAGGATTAGTTGTTAAACTCCAGTCATAGCGAGTAGTAACTAAACGAGCAAATGTAGATGTAATACGCTTGGCAGCAATCAGATCGTCAAATATAGAAGCTTTCTCAGTGGCATTGTCTATTGGAGCAGGAGGAGTATCCTCTGTAGAATATCTGTAAGTTTTTACCTTAGCAGTCGCACCAGATGTTGCTTGCGTAAGAGTTGATCCCGCAGCGGGTGCGATAGTTGATCCCGAATGACTCAACAGAAGACTGTTAGGATAGGCAGCAACAACCTGAACAGCTGTCAAACCTCCTCCACTAACAGTATTTGTAGTGTTCCATGTTCCAGTTACGTTGTAAACTTCAACATAACTGTACCATTTTTGGGGGCGACCAACAAAGAAATACATATTGGTTGCTGACGCTTCACTAAGCGACTCTAGAAATTGCTTCGCATTGAAGATTCTAAACTTTTCTGAAATAATAGCTGCCATTGCTTTTAAGAGCTTGTGTTTGTATAGACTGAATCTGGTTTATTTATACGTATTTATTACGCACTTCTGAAGTAGTCACCTGCGGTATGTGCAATGGCAGTCGTTCCATTAGCACCTCGTGTACATCCTGTAAAACGATCACTTAGTTTACCAGTGTAAGTAATCTGTTCGGTTCCTAGTTGTAAGGTTCCTGTTGCAGGGAAGTCAGAAGTAGATGCTGCGTAGACGATAACGTCACCAGCAACAAGGTTCTGGTTTATTCTTCCCATATAATTGTTGATAGATGGGAATGCTACATTGAACGACACTCCACCTGTGGAAACACCAGAACCCGACCAATCTCTGAAATCTGTTGGATTAAATCCCCAATTAGTAATTTCTGCAATAGTTAATGCGGAAACTGATACACCATTATGTAGTATATTACCCGTATCCATAAATTTCGCACTTTCCCACATTAAGAAAGATGGTCTTAATGTTATATCAGAAAATCCATTTGGAGGATTAGTCCACGCACGGTGATCAACAAATCCCAAATAGTATTGGAAGGATCTTCCAACTTCAATAGTTCTTTCTTGACTAGTTGCTAAAAGTGTATCAGGTTCAATATGTACCTTAATGACAGGATCTGTTGATGGAGTAGAAGAAATATCAATTTGACTATCAGGATATATCGTTAAGAGTTCTTTTGAAACTTCCAGTGAACCTGCTGTATCAATACCAATAGAATCAACAATAATAGTAAACTTACTTATTCCTACTCCAGTAGGAGCGTATACTACACCAGTAATAGCACCAGTTGGGTTAAGAGATCCATTAACAATCTTACTAAAATGACTTTCCGCATTAACTGGACCTGGTTGTGCAACACTAGAAGTTTGATTGTGTAAAATTAAATTTACAAAAGAATCAATCTTTCTATCTTTTCTTTTTATAAGATCATATTGTTTAGCAACAACAACCTTGGGTGTCTTTGTATATCCAGAACCACCATCTACTATTATAATATCAAGAATATCTCCACTATTATCAACAATAACTTGTGCTCTTGCTCCACCACCTTCTTGATTCTCAGGAATGAAATGTAAAATAGGTGCATCAAAATAACCAGATACAGATGCATTTTTATCCCATGTAATTGTATCTACTTTACCACCAGAAACAGTACAACTAACACTAAGACCTATTCCTCTCTCCTCACCATTATAATTTGTTGAAGTAACAGATCCAAAGAAATTGTGAGATGGATCATCACCTGCATTATAAGTCTTAGGTGTAAAATATTGAGGTAACTTATTAATAGTTCTATATTCATCCTCACCACTAACTTTAATAAGATCACCCGTATTCAAATTAGCAGAAAGATTATTTTTAACATAGAATGATTCATCTGCCCTTGTAGACCCATATAACCATCTAGTTGCATTCCTCTGCATCTGATAATCATTATCAGAATCTTTAATAACATTAACTGTAAATGATAGATTAAGTTCAATTTCATCACTAAAATCTTTCAACCCAGAGAAATATACTTTACCAGCAGTTGTATCAGGATTTCTTCCTGAAATTTGAATTGTTAAATCATCAGAATTATCAATATTATAAGATTTCATACTACCAATTATTTTCTTCTCATCACCAGACTTCTGATAAGCAATCATATCCTCTTCAAAAAACTTACCCCACCAATTTTCAAAAGCAGTGAAAGATCCACTAGTACCATCAAATTTAAGATTTATCTCATTATAATATTCAGCACCTTCATAATCATATAAAGTTATACTTTGATCAAGATCTCTACCATAAAGATGTATCAATTCAACATTACTCTTTGGATATATTTTATCATCAAAAATAATTGTTGGACCATTAATATTATAAGAATCTTTTCTTTGTAGAACACCGTCTATAAAGACCAACATGAATCTACCATCAGTAATATTAACAACTTCTTTATCTGAAGATCTTGAGATTAAGAAAGGACCAACAGATCCTGAAGTAACATCAGAATTATTAAGTTCACATCTATAGTAATTTCCAACACCATATGCAAAAAACTTATCAACTGCTAATGGTTCACCTAAAGTCTTTGTGTTTGGTCCTTGACCCCAAAGAGGAGGACTTGTAAATACAACCTTATTTGGTACAGATGATCTATCAATACTATAAGCAGAATCGTGTTGAATAACTCCAGATACAGCAATCAATAAATCTTCATTAGGATCTAAAGCAACACCTATACCATCTTCATAATATAAATCAAAGATCTTATTCTTACCATCAATATAATCTGGATAAGATAAAGTTACTGATCCAGGTCCACCACTAAAGATTGATCTTATTACTCCAGCAAGAGTAGTTAAAGCAGATTCAACATCTGCACACTTAGGAGAACTATCTGCTAATATATTAATATTGGCATAAGGTGCTACACTTGTATAAGTTCCAGTTGGCAAATCATTCCGCATTGCCTTCTTAGCAAGTTCAACAGCATACTCATATGCTTCTAGTGTCTCTTCTTGCTCTCCTTGTATATAATCAAGGATATCATTATTGAAATACTTCTCAATCGCTTCTACAATGCCCTGGTTGCCGCCAAACCTCAAATCATGTGATAATGCATCTACAATAAATCCAATGTCTCTAGAGCACTTAACAGAAAGAGTACCCCATGTTAATGTAGGAAACTTATTCCTAATATAACCAAGAGTTTCACCTTGAATATATGCTTTATTCTGTTCAAGCTGGTTAGCAGCATCAATCCATCTACCACTTCTCTGGTATATGTTTCTAATTTTCTTAAAATACCTTGAATTTAAACTATTACTCTTGAACTGATAGTTCTTACCATAGAACCTAACTCCAGGAATTGATTGTGAATTTTTTGTAGTTGGTCCAAGTGGTGGTTGAGCGAATGTTATATTACTTCCAGATATAGTATATGCAACTCCTGGTTCTTGGAATATACCATCAAGAGTAATCATCAATGCCTGTGCATTATATGGAGTAACTATATTATTGTTATTATCAAGAATTCCAAAAGTTTTAGTTCCTGATAAATTACCTTTGTTAGATAGAGCACCATCAAAAGCAGGAGTTAATTTAATATTCTTAGATAATATCTCTGTTGTGTTTGCAGAATCAATGGATACAGATCCAACACCCTGTTCAATTAATTGAGATTCTGTTGATACAATATATTGAGTAACTGTTTTAGTAACACTTTCTACTTTAATATTAGATTTAAGTTCTATAAAACTACTATGAGTAGTTGTTGAACTATTGCTCATTGGTATTTCAGCAGAAGTTTCAATATCAACTTCACCAAATACTTTAAATCCAGATGGATGTGTCGTTTCTTTTATTAAAGATCTCCAAGTATTAATTGGAGTTTTTGATTTTATAAGATATGAATAATCTTGATAATAATCAGAATCATGTATTCTTTGATTTGCATCACCTACTTTACCAAGATCGGAAGTATACTTTCCAATATTATCAAAATATGTCTTAATAACAGGAGTAAATTCAGTATAACTTATATTATCAAGAGTTGCTCTTTTACCTTTTGCTAAACCAATAATTTGTTGATTTTCTCTAAAGATTCCAGTAACTCTATCAACAACAAGAATATTAGATCCTTTTCTCCAAGAAGTTACTCTAGCTCTTGCAATTTCAGTTGCACCAGATCTTTGAACTATTGTTTCACCAACGTCATAAGAATCAATATCAAATCCAGACAATTTAAAAATATAATTTGATCTAACATTTGATTTTATTGTTTGATCACTATGATAGGAACCACCATTGGTATCAATTTGAATACTACTTGGTATACCAATATCTGTACTGTTCAGGAAAGCAGATATTGTATTATCAATATTGCCATCTTTGTCATAAACACCAGTTACAATAGGAACTTTTTTATAGTCTCTTCCTATATTACTAATTTTTAAAGAATTGATCTTCCCAACAGAAGATAAAGATTTTGAGATATATTCAATTGTTCCCGTACCATCATTAAGAGATTTGGTATCTGTTGAATATAAAATTTTAGTTGGAGTCACATATAGAGAAGTTTTTTCTCCTTGCAGAGGATCATTAATAATATTAAAACAAGAATGCTCTGAATTAACTATCCCATCTCTATCATAATAATAATATTTTGTATATGATACACCTTGTTTAATACTGTAAGTATTAGTTGATGTTCTTGTTCCAAAACCTAACTTAAGATCAACAATATTTCCTGATACAGTTCTTTCTGGAGTAGCAATATTAAAGCTTCTACTAGGAGAAATATCAAAACCAACTCCACTCATTGAAACATGAGATATATCAAAATTATATTTGTAATACTTTCGTACATCAATATTTGGATTTCTTGTAAATGTAGTATTATCAGAAGAGAACTCAAAATAAGTATCTGGAGCAGTGAATGATACAATTTGAACCAACTTCTTATCAGTACTATTATCGTAAAATACCGTGTTAAGATCTATCTTAGTAATAGTAGAAATAGTTTGATCATAATCCCATGCAAATACTGCTTTTTGAGTAGTTGAATCATATGAAACTATTTTTGCATCAGTAACAGCAGCACCAGTAACATGATTAACTGGAAGTGCATATCCAAAATCATACACAGAAACAGTAGCACCATTAAAGTGATCAAGTGCTGTAGTAGATTCTTCTGCTCTTCTAACAGTTAATGCAGTACCACTCTTTGAAAGTACAGTAACAATTTCATTACCAATCTGTAATTTGTCATTGACAGTAATACTATCTGTATTAACAACATTCAAAACTGTGTTCTGAATGGAGAATCCTACATGATCTACACTCAATTGAAGGTCTGGCTTAGTAGATCCTCCTGTTTTACTCAATGCAGTGCCAGAAACACTAAGAACATCAAACTGTTTATAGTCTTTTCCCTTAGTTGTAATAGTAATACTATTAACAAGACCAGCAGAAGAAACAACTATCTTTGCTTTGGCATCTGATCCAGATCCACCAGATAGTGCAATGTCAGGATACTCACCAGCAGTGTAATCACCACCACCATTTAAGATAGCAACTCTACCTACACCAGTATCGCTGAGAGTCGTTGATATGACAGGGTTTCTAAGAACTGCTTCTTGATAAACTCTCTTTCTTACATACCATGTTGTTGTAGATTCTGCATCACTTGGATTAATATTAATATTAATCTTTTCTCCTACAGCAACACCGTGTGCATCTGCTGTTGTTAATATAGCAACATTATCTTGAACTTTGAATGGAGTTAAATTTTCACTTAAAGAACTAAAAGAAACTATCTTTGATCCAGTAGTATTAACAAGATTAGAACTTGTCAAATAAAGAGTATCGGAAACAGAGAAAATACCAGTTAAAACTTTAATTTTAACACTATTTTGATCATTAGTTGTTTCAAGAACAGTAGCAGTTGCTGTAGCAGCACTTACACCATCTCCAAATGTGAGAGTAGCACTCTTACTATAAGAAGATTTCTTGTCCAATATCAAATTCAATACCTTAGTATCTGATGATAGTACATCTGTACTATTAAAGGTTCCAGATACATTTCTAAGAGCAAATTTCTTAGCAGAAAATACATTACCAACTATGCTACCAGTAGCACCAGTATTTGCCTGTGTAATAGTACCACCATCAAATAGATAGGCACTATCACTAAGTTCAATATACAGTGCTTTAATAGACTGAGATTCAATAGATGATACAGTTCTTCCTTTAACAGATTCAACTTCTCCAGCAGCATCAGACCCCTCTGTATCAGAATTATCAATTACTAATCCACCACCTATTGAAAAATTAGATCCACTACTAACAATTGTAGCAGATGATACAGTTCCTCTAGTTACATCCTTAACTTTAGCAAGTGTTTTAACACCATTTCTGCTAATACCAGAAGTTCTCAATCTATTTGCACTTACTGGCAAATCATCTTGAGACATCTTAGAATTATAATTAGAATCTAATGGCAATGAATAATAGTTATTTCCTAGAATATATGGAAATCTAGGATCACCAGAAGAATCTACTGTAATAAAGTATGCATAAGTTCCATCAGGATATTCTGGTGTAACACAGAAACGTCCATTATTCTGATCTAATGTTCCCGATCCATCTGTAAATACCCAATCCTGTATAAAAGTTCCAACAGGATATGTTGTAGTAGAAGGACCATCAGGTCTAGTAGTATTACCAAGATAACTAGAAGTCATCTGTGTGACAGTACTAGAACTGTCTAGTGGGTCTGTATAACCATAAGCACCATATATGGGGTTACCATCATATGCAAACCCTAAAATAGGAGAATGATTAGTTCCAGTATCAGTTGTTCTTAATATAGTAGGGGATGCGTAATAACCATACCCATATCCTTTAGCAATATCAAAGTTATGAAACCTGTAACCATTATTAGCATCTAATAAATTCTCATTCTTATAGTACTTGTCCTTCCTCCACTCTTTAACTGTAGCAGTTGCACCTGCTCCAGATCCTACTGTAAGAACATCAACCTTTATATTCTCTTGTGTATAATAATTACCACCATTAACCTTAATAAACCCTGTAATAGCACCAGCAGTACTAACTGTAGTAGTATATTCCGCAAACCTACCCTTTCCTGCGGAATCTGTAATTCTTACAACAGGAGGAGTTGAATAATACTCACCTGCATTGTTAATGGAAATACTAGTAACTACTCCATTAGTAACAACAGCAGTACCAGTACCATTTCTACCAGATACAATTTCTACTGTAGGAATAGAAGTATAGTCACCAGCATCAGTAATGGTTATAGATTCTACAGTCTCTCCAGAACGATGTGATATTGCCTTACCAGAGAGACCACCTACTAATACGAAAGGATCATCACTATATCCATTACCTTTAGTATTAACATCAATTTTTTGTAGAGGTCCATTTAAAACTACATCCTCATCCTTATAACTTACAAAAGGAATACCATTAACAGCAATACCAACATCTCTATACTTAGTCTCATATATCTCAGTAGTAGAAATTGGATTCTTTCTAAGAATCTTTAATTGCTTCTGATCTTTAAGATCAGAAGATGTCATATTAGCTGCAAGATTATGACTTGGTAATCCAGAAGATGTTATATAATAACCTTCTCCATCTTCATAGATAGCGGATACATTACCATTAAGATCTCCAAGAACAGCAGCATTTCCGCCAATTGTCCATCTAAGATTATTCTGAGCATCAAATAGTTTTATATCAGTCGTGGTAAACCCAGGATCAGATATCTCAAGAATATCACCAGGATTTGAATAGGGTGCTTCTGTCTTATTAATTGCATTATAGAATACACCATATACAAGAAGAGTTACAGTAGAACCAGATACATTTGCTCCATAAGTTACTGGGGTTCCTATGGAATGTGTTCCCGTACCATCTCTTGTCTTAATAATAAATTGATTAACATTCTTATCTTCAAATGTAAATGTTTCGCTACCAATAGTAAACTCACCTTCCTTACTCCACCCCATTGTGGATTCTACATCAATCACATCACCAACAGTATCATTAGTAATAATAGACTCAGTTAATTTAGTTCTTGCAGCTGTGGAAAACTCTCCATTTACACTTGCTTCGTTAAGTATAATCTCATATAGATCCTCTCCATCATACTTACCATCATAACGTACATTATCAACAACAGCAGAAGCATATGTACCACTGGTTTGTGTGATCTTCTTACCAATAAGATCTGTTACCGTACCTGATAAAACTTTAACTTTAAGTGAGTAGTTATTCACCCAAGTAGAATCAGAACTCTTTAATGTAAAATCTCGTGGATATGCAATTTCTGGTTCAGGATCATCCTTAACCAAACACTTGAATAAGAATTTAACAGACTTATCAGTTCCCTTTGCTTGATAGAAAGAACTTATATTTTTAATAAGAGTCCTTTTATCAACTGATGAATTTAGATATTCTTCTGGAAAATCTACTAGATATTCATTTTCAAAATTCTTAATTAAAGCATACAAAAAGAGATTACTGATATTAAGTACAGTAGATCCATTGGTATGACTGGATGCTTGGGTAGTAACAAATGTGCTTGATGAATAAAGATCTCCTAACTTTGTATTCCCACTTACACCACGACTAATTTCTTTAAACTGAGTATCTGTTCTACTCTTGTAAAAACAGATCTCATCATCTATCTTGAAGTATCCACCATTCTTAGGGAATGAAGAAGCATCTGCTACTGTTATAGTAGTATCGCTAGAATTTATAAGTCCACTAAGAGTTGTACTTTGATTTAAAAGATTATTCTCATAAAAATCAATATCACGATATGTTGAAATATTCTCAACAATATCATATGGTTGACCTTGTAATTCTAACTGCGCATAATATTTTTGTATGAACTTTCCAAACAGTTCATACTCTTCATTGATAAAATCAGGTAATTGCTGATCAACTAAAAAGGAGATCTTATTCGCAGTTTTAGGCATCCCTACTCTTCTTTATATGCAACGAATTTACTCTTTGATATATCTACATCCAAATACATCTCACGTTTAACTTCTATATCCTTATTAGCAGGTTTTACTCTTAATTCAATACGATTATCAGAGAAAGTTCCTTTTAATAGGGTGAAGTCAGTCATTGTTATCTCACCTTTATCATAATCTACAATTCCTATTGAGTCATTCAATAGAATCTTCTCACCAGTAATAGAATCTAGTCTATATAGTACCAATTTACCACTTCTATCCTCCAAGTAAGAAGTGTAATTAGGATATTCAAAAACTGTCATACCAGTTGATGTAACAACAGGATTGTTACAATCAATTAAGAAAGGATTGCCATAACACACTTCATAGTATGAAGATGAATTAATTTGTGCAATAAAATCCTTTCTCATAGTAACATCAGTATCATTTGAATTGATAGCACGATCTGCGCTATCAATTACTGTAATAAACTTACTATATCTAAATTTTCCATTAAATTTTTCAGTTCCAGAGGTTTTAAGATACTCTGTTACTGTAGATGATGCTTGTGCTGCTATTTCTGCTGGAAGAAACTTAGTTTTGTTAACATCATAGTAAATATTACTTGATAATTCCAGATAAAGAATAGAAGGATCAACAAATTCTGGTCTAATAGATGCAACTGTGTGCTTTTTAAGCTTATCTTTTAGATCATTTTTAGTAAATGCTGACAATGAAGCAGCTTCAGTAGGTTTGATAGAAAGAAATACCTTACCATATGCAGGTGGAACTTGATCTTCCCCACCAAATACAATAATATCACTAACAGATGGATATAAATTTCTAACAATTGCTTTATAATCGTTAGCAGTTACTGCTCTATTCTGAGATCCATAGAATTTAGGAGCATTATACTTAATTTTATCAATACTCTCAATTGCTGCACCACCTGCTGCAACTGAAGTTGTTGTTATTGAGGTAATTCCAAATGGTGTAGTTACTGGAGTACTGTTTTGATCCTCTAAAAGACCATTAAATGTAAATATTCTTGCTCCATTAGTTACATCACCATTAGTAACCACATAATTTATTTGAACTACATTACCATCATCAAGTTTTTTACCCAATACTCCATCACCAAAGAAGATCTCATAATTTTCATCTTCTGTCTCACTAATAAAGAACACTTTATCAGTAGCACCAATATCTAATATATTACTTGCAACAGTATAATCATCATATACAGAAGAACCAGCAGATTCATATACTCTTACATTAACTGTATTAGTATCAACACCATTATTCTCAATAATAAATCGTTGATCCTTAAGAGTTGTATCAATTGTAGTATTAGTTGTAAGTTGAGAACCTTCATATATGGAAAGTCCTGTAAATGATGCTATATTATTAGCAACTGGAACCTTACTATCTTCTGTCAATACAAAACGATATAAAGAACCATCATAATTGCTTACAAATCCACTTCCTGCCTTTAAAGTCACTGATGAAGGAGTATTACCACCAGTAAATGTAATTACAAGATCAACACCTGCTTTAGGTGCTGTAATTGACTTGGGTGTATATCCTAATTGCTTTGCAAGAGATACTACATTGTCTCTCAGAGTAGCAGAGTCAAGGAACATCTCATTTACTACCATGTTGGTATTAAATGCAGTGTAGTAGGTATTATATGCTAATACGTCAAGTATATTACTTAATGCAGAACCTTCAAAGTCATAATCAGTGAAATCTGTCTGTGCTCTCATATAATCTTTGAGAGCTGTTTTGATATTAACGAAGTCTAAATTGTTTAACTGGGTATATGGCATTATCTCGTCCTACTTAGGAACAGTTCTACAGCGGTTGGTGGATTATCTGAACCTACTATTGCATATTCCAATTCAACATTAAATCCATTATCATTGAAATTTGGATATGCCTCTATTGATATAACATCAATTCTTGGTTCAAACTCAGCAAGAGTGCCTTCAATACTGGCTGACACCTGACCTGCTGTAGCATAATCTAATGGTTCAAACAAATAACTTCTTATATTAGATCCATAATCAGGATTAAAAGGTCTTTCTCCTTTATTGGTCAACAATAAATTTACAATTGACTGCTTAATAGCAGAAGCATCCCTACTAACAACTAAGTCATTAGTAACAGGATGCTTCTTAAAAGTAAT